TACCATCAACAATACTAATTTCTATAATATTTGTAATTGCATTCCACTTCTTGACTCTTGCAGTTGTACCAGAGATAGAACCAGTGACAATTTCATTGAATATGAATGCACCACCAACTGATATATTGGGGTCATCCACTAATGGTGGTTCAATAATTACATATGGTTCACTTTCATAACCAGATCCTCCATCAATAACATAAATTGCAGTGACAATACCAGCACTAATTGTGGCGAGTCCAACAGCGAATCTAGTTGGTGATGTATAAGTCGCATCAAAGGCAAGAACAGAAGAATTCCAATTGAAGAATGTAGAGTCAAATGTTGGGTCAGATCCTGGAGTCAAACCAATAGAAACTCTTGGTGCTCTAGCGTATCCAGAACCTCCATCAGTAACTGTAATTGTTCTAACAGAACCAGTTGTTGCAATACCAGTAACAGCAACTGCTCCAGAACCACTATCACCAGTTATAGAAACCCAAGGTGGAGTAGTATACCCACAACCAGCATCTGTCATATGAATTGCAGAAACTCTACCACTCTGACCAGTACAACTTGGATAGTTGTAACTAACTGATGCAATACCTACGGCAGTAATTCCTCCAGGAGGTGCAGAAGAGAATCCAACCTGAGGTTGTGTACTATAATCCTTACCCATGTTGATAATTGTCACGCTATCAACTGCACCGGCAGGACATATTTGTGCTGTTGCATATGCTGTTTTACCAGCACCAATCAACTTCATTGTCTGAATATAACCAGTTTGCACAAGTTCATCATCAATTTGGTCAACACCAGTATCCAGAACTTCATCTTCATATCTGAAGAGTTCACATCTCAACTGATAAACATAATTTTTCTTGAGTTGATAGAAAGGTTGTTCATGCTCTACAAACTTAATCTCAAATAATCTATCACCTAGAGGGAAGTAAACTAAATCCCCTTCTTTAGGTCTAGATGCAAGTTCAATATCTGGAATATCTTTGATAAGTGGTCTAATATAGTCTTCCCATCTTTCTTTTGAAATGACAAGTTGTAGGTCATCTCTGTTCTCAATACCAAACTTCGAAAGAATAGTTCCTTGACCAGTATATCCATCATAGTTGTCAACATATGCCTCAATTGGATATGCATTAGTGAAGTCAGATTGAATGACTTCTCTTATAACTTTAGTAGTTGTAATGTATCTTCTGGGTAGATAATAAATTTCTATTCCATACATCCTCAACTGTTCGTTGACAAGACTCTGGACTAAACTCTGCTCAGTTTTACTACCGTTCAGGAAAAATGGATTGAGCATAATATATTACGCAATAATATCTAAAGGTGGAAGTTCATATGTCCATGGCATCTTCTCTTTAATCTTATCGAGGTCTCTTTCACCATCCTCATATATTTGTCTTCCATTAAATTCAATACCACCTGGAAGTTTCACACCTTGGAACTTAATCAAATTCTGACCCCATTGTTTTTTGACAAGAGCAGTCACATATGGTTTCAGGAATGAGTCATTCCAAATTCTTGAATATTCAATCGGATTGTTAGCCATCCAACAATCAATAACAAGCCACTCCCCAACTACTACATCATCCCAATTAATATCTAGATACAATCTATCTGTTCTCTGATTGAATCTGATTTGTTTGTGAGTATTTAAAATGAAGTTGACTGTCTCCAAATAACTCATAGTCATTGAATAGGAGGTCAAATCATAACCAGATGCACCCCATCCATTGAGACCAATAAAATCATTCAATGCATATTGGTAGTTGAGATTCCACATTCCAGTTCCCATTCCAGCACCAAACTGGAATATCTTATCTACTCCAATAATAGAAGGGGGAATCTCAATATAATTACTATTCTCATAATATGTAAATGTAGTTGCAGTTCCTACCATATTAGCAGTTGCTGATATTGATGAAATACCAGTCTGTCCAGCTGGACTCAACGGTGGTGCACCAGGTGGTCTCGCCCTACCTCTATCAACATCAGCTTGAGTTAGTTGATACTTTAGATATACTTCAGTTACACCATCAAAATGTCTCTCATTGAAAAACTGAAGTGCATCATCGATACAATCTTGAACTTGTTCATCGGCAACGTTGACCTCCAAAACAGGAGCGCCAAGTTGTCTCAAAACATATTCAGTAAATTCTTTTCTGTTAGAAGGCTTAGCCATTTATATAAGAACTTCTATATTGACTATTTAGTGTCTGGACTTTATGAGTAATGTGATGTCAGATAACATATTTTTAATATCTGACACATCACCCTTTAAAGTCGAAACCTCATTTTGGAGAGAATCCAGTCGATTTCTCTCCTCAGTCATTTTTTCTCGGTTCTTGACATATGATTGGTATTCTAGTTTATTCTTATTCAGAATGGCTCCTGTTACAGAGTCTCTAAAATAACCCTCCATTCCTTCAACTGGGATTAAATGTTTCATATTATGCGAAAGAGATTGCTCGAAGTGCTCTTACCAATGGTGCATCAGCCTGATTGGTAGAAGTACCGATGAGTTTGATGCGGAAAGAACCAAATGGTATCAATTCATCAATGGTGAACTTATACTCCCTGTAGAGGTTTGTAGAAGGCTCAGGTTGGTAAGAATCAGTTGTAGGTACTTTACGGTCAGGTGTGCCATTATTGTTTGATATATCGATAATAGAGCCATTGGTAGCAATATTAGAATAACCAGGGAATGGAACAAAGATAGTTTCTTCTGGTCCGGTAGATTGATTCAATGCATAGAATGCTCTAATATCTGCACTATTTGAGATGTGTGCATCCAATATAACTTGGAGAGATGTTGCAGGATTCTCAAGAGTTACATTTTTCGATACATAGATGAATGAATTTGGATCATCCTCAACACCATTGACTCTCCAATCACCTGCATAGTCTGTAATCGGATTATTTACTCTATTAGAAGTAAAGACTACAGAAGCATTATCCAAGTCAATAGCAGGTGTCAATCTATTATCAAAAGAAGGTATTGGATCCCAGATATACTGCTTCATTCAATGGTGATGCAATCATTCTTTGAGAATCAAAGTAATTTTTGCTAAAGAGATTGACTTGTTGATAACCTTCATCAACATATGATGGTTGATTACCAGAAACACTCGATGCAGAGATTGTTCTTACCTCACTAGTAAGATCAGTACCAGTTGGCATAATTGTAGTTACTTTTGGTAAGATCATAGAGAATGGTAAGTTGTAAGAACCCTTAACCTCTGGACCACCACCAACAGTTCTTTCATTGAAATACAGTGGTGGGAAACCTTCTGAATTATTAGGTGCTCTGTTGACACCACTCAGATTCATTTGAATCTTGATGTAGTAATAATCCAAACCAATTGGTTCTTCTACCAATTCACTATCAACAACATTAGCTAGTAGATGTTGTCTGTTGATTCTTCTCAATGAAACCCCATTGAGTTCATACTTACTAACGATTTCACCTATGTTATGAGTAGCAACTGTAGTATTGTCAATTCCTCTGGTAATACCAATTAGAGTTCTACCATTTATACCGGTATAACTGATAATTTCTTCACCAATTTTCACATAACCAGGATTAGTTGCCCCAACTCCAATATTTTCAAAAAACTCATAACCAAAATTAGGATTGGTAGATTCAATTGCGATAAACCCAGTAGCATCAAAACTATATTCTTGTGCCAGAATATTTTGTGGGGTATCACTATCTACACCATAAAGATTGAGTCTACTTATATCAGAGTATAGACCATGATTTCTTTGGAAGACCTTGATATAATCACCACTATTTACTGTAACTATAGGTGAAAGAGGAACTACCTTACCACCAACTGTACTATTAAGTTCTGTTGTAATACCCGCGTTATTATCAAAGAAGAGAGGATAACTTGTGTTACTAACAAAGTTACCTTGAACCTCATCAAGTATTAGAACATTGTTTCCAAGAATGGTTTCAACAGAAAGTTGCATTCCAGAACCAAGATTAGAACCACCAAGGTTGACTGGAGTCAATACATCACCAACAACATAACCAATACCACCATCATCTACAGATGCTGCTGTTGCAGAACCATCGACAATAGTAATATTAGCAGTAGCATTTATACCTTTACCAGTAATTGAGGTGAGTGCAACTCCAGTATACGATACCGTACCACTTGCGGGTACATATCCACTACCAACATTCGTGAGAGAAAGATTTGATGTTGCAGAACCTCCATATCCAACCAAAGAACCAGAAGCACCATTACCAAGTTGCTTGACAGTGTTGCCCAACTGAAGGTCATCATCCACAACAGTTGTTCCAAGACCAACTCTAATTTCTCTACAATTCATAGACAAACCGTTAGGGTCAATCAGAGCAAGTGATTCTGGAAGTGTTGGATTATAGAACTGTACACTACCTGTTGGAAGGAAGTTAGCTCTAAATATATCAAATTTAAGATCTTCATACTGACTTGGAGTCCATACCGATGCATTTTGTGATTTGAACAAAGAACCAAGTAATGGTTGTTCTGTAACTAGAATCTGACCCGCTTCTTGAGTTGTGGTTCTCGTATCAGATTCACCCAACCTACTGATCCAAACTTTCCACTCAACAGAATGTGATAGTAGAACCATCGCATATTCAGTTCTACCATTGAGATACACAGGAGAATCTAATGTGACTGTATATGGAATAGAACCATCATTACTTACTGTTACATCCGCAGGATCAATATCAATCTCGGAGAATGGGAGAACTATTTCTGTTGGTGTTCCAAGTCTACATTCTCTCAGTTGGAAAGTAGCAGGAGTATTTGCATCCTTTGATTGGAAGTAAACATTGATTTTGGTTACATAAACACCAGTCTCATCATCAACCATAAAGGTTTGTGCAAGAGGGTCAATACGTCTTCCCCATCCAAAACGTGGTGGTACGGGTGGTTGTGGTAAACGTCCTGGAATATTAGGATTAGTAATAATCTCATTAGTTACATTAGTAACTTCGGTAATCTCAGTAATCTCAGTAAGATTAGTTACATTAGTAATCTCATTAGTTACATTAGTAATTTCATTAGTAATAAACTCATTAGTTATAAACTCGTTAGTAATGAATTCATTGGTGACGTTAGTGACATTGGTAATATCATTAGTGACATTAGTGATATTAGTGATATCCTGTTCAATTGTTGTGGTAACATCAAACCCACTCTCAATTGCAATTGTGTTAGATGTTGCACTACCACCAATAGCTCTTATCTGACTAAAGTCCTCAGTGTCAACTCTTGCATTTCTCAATGACAAAGTTGCCTCTTGAGTAGTATCTACATCACCCTGAGAGTAGAATGTTCCATCTCCGGCAGTAGATGTAGCACCTTCAATTTGACTATTGATACTACTACTGGTAAGTCTAAATGTTGATCTACCTGTCTCAAACGTTGGATTTGAACTATTTGCA